GGCGACAACCCTCCTTCACATGTATGACCACCTCTTCTTATTGAAGCGTGGTAAGGAGAAGAAGTTGGTTGAAAATTACGCTTGCCCTTCCTGTGGTGGTGCTTAATTTCTAAGTATATAGAAATGCCCCACTGTTACGAAAAATACCAGCCCGAGAATGAGGCTGAGGCCGAACCCATTGAGAAGAAGTTACTCATTGTCCCCAAGATGCCTTTCGGCCTTACTGTTTTCCAGGTTGTCCAGGTACTCATGCTTGCGTACATCATCCTCAAGCAGAATAAACTTGTCTAATTATAATAATGAAGGTCAGACTCATCAAGAGTCCCAACCCCCAAAAGAAATTCAGAGCGATCTTCGAAAATGGTCGTAAAGTAGACTTTGGTGGTCGAGGCTACACTGACTATACAATCCACAAAGATCCAATGCGGATGCGTTTATATGTTCAACGTCATGGTGGAAATGTTCCAAGCGGCGATCAAGACGTACATAGACGTATGTTGAGCGTCGTTAGGAGTGATAAAGAACGTTGGTCGAAAAATGGTATGTACACTGCCGGGTTTTGGTCTAGGTGGTTACTTTGGAGTCAACCATCGATGACGAAAGCTAAGCGACTGTTGTCCTCGCGTTTCGGTTTGCGATTTGTCTAAGACCTCGACGATTCAATGCACCTTGAAGATTCTTGATGAGGTTCTGTGGCATACCACCACGTGAAGGCATTACACGCCTCATAGGAGGTCGAGGTGGTGGGGGAGGAGCCCTAGAACTTGTGGTACCCATGTTTAACAGAGATTTGCACATACCAACTGTCTGTTTTGCATTTTTAACGCGATTTTCCATATTTCTACGAACTTTTTTTCGTAACTCCTTCATGGTTAATTTGGTACGTTTACCATTTACGTCTTTTGTGACACGTTGACCGGTTCCCTTAACTTTTTCTTTCAACTGCTTGTAGTCCATTAATATTGATAAAGAAAATGTTTGAAATATAACTATGTCCTATAAAGAAGATTTAACAGAAACAAACCGACTCATCCGAGAAGTACTTCTTCCTGAGATGGTAAATTTACGAGGGGAACTAAATGAATTGCGGCGGTATACCTGGCCATATATACAATCTCTAAAAGAGAACAATCAACTTGACGACATTCAAGCGAAGCGGAATTTTTCGCAACACTTGGATGATGATACGGTACTTCAATTACTGAAGATTAAGGCTATTCACCTTCAACGAAGAGGAGATAATGGATCTTTGACAATGAGAGAATTTGATTTAATTAGAAAAAATTGTCCGTCCGGTACGCCTTCACAGTGAAAACATCATCCCGACCATAGACAGTTACTTGCTCACCACCATATAATTCGGGGCAACCAATGTCCTCTGTACATTCACGACCATCGATGGAAACGGGAATAGGGTACACCTGATCACCCAGGGTTGTTGTGTGGTAGTGATAGCGGTCACGCCTGTTACGAACCTCGCGACCATATAGAGGTAAAGTTTCACCCGCCTCGTTAGAAAGTAGTCCGATTTGTTGGAAATGCCCAGGCTTGTATTTCTTTATGGGTGGACCTCTGTATTCTGGAGGCATTCGCTGACTCTCAACCCTTACAGGAACTGGTACCTCCACAGGAACGGGAACCTCTACTTCTACTTCGACTGGGTTCCTCACCAAAGCGTAAATCATGATCACAGGGATAGACAGAAGAACTACAGAATTTACAAGCTTATAGTTAATCTTCATCTTTATAATAAGCCATGAAAATATTAGGGATCGATATTGGGTATACAAATATGGGCCTGGTCATGGCAATATGTCATGGACATAAAATAGAAATTGAATATTTGAAAAAAGTTGATCTAGGAGAGTATAAATATTCGGGTAAGAGCAATGATGCCGCTGTTCTGATATCTTTATTTGTAGAAGAGTATGACCATATATTTAAAGAAGCTGATGTGATTCTTGTGGAACGACAACCACCATCTGGGATGAATAATATAGAAGCATTGTTACATTACATCTTCATGGATAAAGTGGTTTTGATATCCCCACTTAGTGTGCATAAACACTTTGGTATGGGTGGTCTAAATTACGAAGAACGAAAGGAAAGAAGTGTGAAAATAGCCAGAAAGTACATAGAGGAAATACCATATGATCGTGAACACGATATAGCAGATGCTCTATGTATGATTATACACTACAATTGGAAAGTGGCTGTTCACTTTTTTGACTCATTTAGATTTAAGCCCCATGATCGTATTAATGCGGCCAAGTCTTACTTGAACCAACATCCAGAGGGCAAAAGCGGATAGTTTAATGAGTTTACCAGACGTGTCATCAGAAACATTATACACAGGGTCAAGAACTCGTGACATAAATGTTTTTGATTTATCCTGACCAGTTAAATATACCTCAAGTTGTGTAAGACAGCATGTGTCATCGTTTGTTATCCAGTGGAAAAAGACAAATGGTATAAATAAAGAATACATCTCAAGCCATCGAACATCTTTGACGAACATTGGCACGATCACAGCCGCTACCAACATTAATAAATGAAGCACAAAGATTATGTTCATATATAATAGACGATGAAAAAATCGTGGAACGATCAACATGAAAATATATTACGTCAGTGGGGTGAGGCTGCTGCGTGTTATAGGTTCATGAACCACCGAGCCTATCTACTCTACAAGACTTTATCAATGCGGTTTACCTTACCTGTAATTGTATTATCCACAGTCACCGGTACCGCGAATTTTGCACAAACTTCTTTCCCAGAAGGAATGCGACCTATTGTTCCTTCGGTGATTGGTGGTATGAATTTGATAGCTGGTCTCATAGCCACTATTATGCAATTTTTAAAAATAAATGAATTAATGGAAAATCACCGAACGGCTGCTTTGTCATACGGGTTATTATCGCGTAATATTCGACTGATGTTAGCTCTTCCCCGTGAAGAACGTAGAAAGGATGGTCTGAAATTTGTGGAAGAATGTAAAGCCGAGTATGATCGTCTCATCGAACAATCTCCAGCTGTTCCTATAAATATTATAAAAGACTTTGAAGCATCATACCCTGATGAAGAAACAGATTTCGTCAAACCAGAAATACTCGATGTTCGACCCATTCATGTCATAACGGCTATCACCGAAGATACACCATTCTCTAAGGTTGGGAAAGCTTTTCAAACTGATGAAGAGAAGTCTGAAGGATCGATAGACGTCGAACAAGGTGAACGACGAGAATAAATAAGATGAGGTTGAATATAGTTATAGATACAGCATAAGGGAACATTTTCTGTTTTAAAGGTTTGACTACCCTTTCATGTAGTGCGTCATTTTCCAGCACCAAATCTATGGCCTGATTAGTAAGATCATCCATGGACCGCTTCATTAAAATTATTCCACAAAAAAACAATGACAAAGGGAACACAATTCATGTTGAAGAATTCAAACGAATTAAACGTTTAATTGACGAAAACAAAAACGTCTTTATATGTGGTCCAACAGGTGTGGGTAAAACACATTTACTTCAACAAGTTATCGATTTGAATTTATGTATACAAATTCATAAGAAGACACCTGTCGAGTACTTGAAAGATACCTGTGTACCAATCATTGTGGAAGATTATGACGCCGAACCACTATTGTACAAACACTTAGTAGATCATGTTGTTGAAAATGGTTCAGTGAATAATAAATCACTGATTGCAACTGCTATAAATGGGTATCTACTTCCAAACTTTCAAACAGTTTTCATTAGACCCCTCACCGTTGATCAACTGTTAACTATAAAAAATGTAAAAGGAGCCGAAGAAGCGGCGATAAAATCAAAGGGGTCCGTCCGAAATTACCTAAATTATATAGAAAATTATGACGACATAGATGATTTTAAAACTTCAAAAGAATATGTGAGAGATATTCTATGTACGAGTGACCCATTTCCATGGTACGATAGTATACCCGAACATGGTCATATATGTGATACACTTCAAGAAAATTACATTGATTCGAAGGGTGCTGATATTATACGTATATCAAACTCCCTCTCAGAAGCCGATGTACTCGATGCATATATTTATAATGGTCAATGGAATCTACTTCCTTATTATACTCACTCCGGTATACGAATTCCAAAAGCATATATTGATACACCGCTCAAACCAGACACTATTAGATCTGGTAGTGCATGGACCAAGTTTGGAAATTATAAAATGCGTTTCAAAAAGTTTAGTGAAATCAGAAGAAAATCCGGAAATCGCCTCGGAGTGGACGAAATGTGCCTATTAAAGAGATATGCAGAGCTTGGACGTTTTGATAGGTTATTAGACTACGGAATCACTCCACAAGATTTTGACGTGATGAATCACCTCGCCATAACAAGTAAGTTAAAACAAAGAGACGTGACAAATATAAAAAAGGCTCTCAAACATGTCATCGAAAGACGATAACGACGATACCCCCGCGACTGTCAAGACCATCGGCAACGAAATATTCTTTTACGGAGAGATTACTCAAGAAAGTATTCTAGATTTTACCGAATACTTCAAGAAACTTGAGATTGATGTACTCAAGAAAGCCGCGGATATGTATGGGTACACACCCATGATTCGTGTTCATATTATGAGCGATGGTGGTGACCTGTTTGCAGGTATCGCTGCCATGAATGTTCTGGAAAAGTCTCGTGTAAAGATTACCACAATTGCACAGGGGTCGTGTTGTAGTTCTGCCACATTCATGCTACTCGGTGGGTCGGAGAGACTTATGGGGGCAAACGCTCACATCTTGATTCATCAAATTAGTACAGGTGAATTTTGGGGTAACTACGAAGAGATGAAGGATGAGGTGAAATCATGTGGCAAATTCATGAAGGCCATCAAAGACATCTACATGAAAAAGACAAAAATCCCACAGAAAAAATTTAGAAAAATGATGAAGAAAGACGTATATCTCTCTTCAGCTAAAGCCTTAAAATATAAGATCGTTCACGGGATTGCCTAATGTCGACCGATCGTTTATATAACCCCAATACGACGACACAAATAAAAATTACACACATCATATTTAAATTAAAAGTGTCGTCATCTGGCAACCTAAGTCGCTCCATTCTACCATGATTTACAACTGGTAACTCAGACATCTATTTAAAACCTACATTTTATTATTGTAGAATGGAACGCCTTATCCACAAAGACAAATTGAACCGCACCCGCTACACCGACTTCAAAGTTGAAGACCTGAAGAATGGAACTGCTGACATTGTGAAGATCTCCGGTATCGTGGGAAATGACAAGTTTTCCGTGTCACGAACCAATGTCAAGACTGGTTATGAAAAGGCTC